CGCGCCATTGCCCCAAGCCGCGCCATGGGCGGCTTGGGGCAATGGCGCGGCTGTGCCCGCCCTTCCGGCCGCACAAGCCACTATCGGGGCCACGCAAGCCCCCATCATGGCCCAAACCCCCGCCAGCATCGCAGCGGCAGGGGCCAACACGCAGACCAATACAATTAACGTGGGGCCAACCACGATTAACGCGCCCGGCGCCGATCCCAACGCTATTGCAAACGCTGTGCATTCAAATATGAATGACCATTTAACCGGCGCAATAAATCACATGGCCGATGGGGTTAGCCACTAATGAGCGGCGCGCAATCCAGCCAAGTGGCAGTTTTTGACAGTGAGTTTAATTCGCTGTTTTCAACGGCTGTTTATTTGAAAGCTGACGTTGACCGCAAAATAAAGCTTATGAAGCACCCCATGGAAGACGGGGCGCAATTCTCTGATTTCCGCATTATTGAGCAAGTAAAAATTAAGCTTGACGTAACGTTGAACGCGACCGATTACGTTGACGTTTACAACGCGATTGTGCAAGTTTTTACCGGGCTAAATTTGGTTAGCGTGCAAACCAAAATTGGTTTGTTTAGCAACATGGCGTTTACCGGCATTCCGCATAAGGAAGACGTTGCGCACTTCGACACAATTAAATTGACTTTTGACTTTGAGGAAGCGCAGATAGTCGCAACGTCATCGTCACCATTGCCGCAAAGCGCGGTTACGAAAAGCGGCGGTAATATAAACCCGACGAACGCCACGCAAACGCAATCAAATACCGGGACAGAAACCACACAACAATCAAGCGCGCTTTACAGCTTAGTTTATGGCAAATAACCGATGCAGATTTTAGAAATTGCTTCTGTGCCAAACCAAACCTTTAGCACAACGCTAGGGGAAATTCGTTATGATTTTGCAATATATTCGTGTAATGGCATTATGTGCTTTGATTGCGCTATTAACGAAGTTGACGTTTGCAATGGGTTTCGCATTACTGCGGGAGAATTTCTAATTCCGTTCTATAAACAGAACGGCGGCGGCAATTTTCTGTTGCTAACGCAAAATGGCGATCTTCCAGCGTGGCAGCAATTCGGTTTGACGCAAACTTTTGCGTATCTGACCGCCGCAGAAATACAAGCCGCTGTTAACGCCGCCGCGCCCTACGTTGCACCCTTCGCCCCGTATGCGATCGCATGAGCGGCACAGCTTCAGGCAACACGCAAAGCGCGAACGATCTAACATCGTTTGACCCGCGCTTATTGAGTGTGCAAATCGAAATCAATGGGCAACTGACAACGTTTAACGAAGGCTTTTGGATTAGGTGCAAGGGCGAAAAGTTCGCGAATGCGGTGCAGAACAAATGCACGGTTGAGATTGCCAACCTTCAAGAAAGCACACGCAATTACTTGCTTACCGAAACGTCACCTTTTAACCAATTGAAGACGCCAAAAGTTTGCAACGTGCTTGTGGGGCGCAAATCAACCGGGTTGTTTTTGCTCTATACCGGCAATATTATGGACACGAAAATATCCCAACCGCCCGACATTACGTTGAAGCTTGAGTGCGGCACTGGCCACGCCAAAAAAGGCAGCGTTGGGCGCCGAAGCGGCGGTAAGGTGTCCAAGCTTTCGACCCTGGCCGGTGGCATCGCGTCCAATCTTGGCCTATCGCTGCGCATGGAAGCGCCCGATACAAGCGTTGCCAATTATGCCCACAGTGGCAACGCGCTGGACGAAGTGGATAAGATCGGGAAAGCTGGCAAATGCGATGCTTACGTTGACGATGCACATTTAATCCTTAAGCTTTCTAATACGCCTTTGAGCGGTTCTGTGCTAAATTTGAGCGCACAGACCGGCATGGTTGGCGTGCCAGAAATTACCGACAAGGGCCTAAAAGTGAAATTCCTTTATGACAGCACAGTAAAGCTCGGCGGCGGCTTGCAAATTACCAGCAAGCTTAATCCTTCGGCAAATGGGTTGTTCGTAATTTTTAAACTTCGGTTTGACGTTTCTAGCCGGGAAAATGAGTTTTATTACGAAGCTGAGTGCATTAAATCGGGGTTGGCGGCATGACCGGGACACTTCCCCCGCCAAGCCAGGGCGAACAACCGCGCTATGAGTTCCCGAATGCGGGCGGCTTGGCCGGGCTGGTTAACCAGCTAAAAGACTATATCCACAAAAACACAGAAGACATGCTTCCGGCCGTTATCGTGGCCTATGACCGGGCAACCAATCTGGCGACCGTGCAACCGGCTATACACATGGTCACGACTTCCGGCGCCCTTGTGGGCAGATCGTCGGTTGCGAGCATTCCTGTGCTTGCCTTGGGCGGCGGCGGGTTCGTTGTGAACTTTCCCCTAGTTGCGGGTTCGCGTGGCTGGATTAAGGCTAGTGATCGTGATATTAGCCTGTATATGCAAAGCCAAAATTTAGCCGCGCCGAATAGCGCGCGGATGCACACTTTTTCGGATGGCCTATTTATTCCAGACATTGTAGCGGGCTTTACGGTTGCGGCTGAAGACGTAAACAATATGGTAATTCAGAACTTAGCTGGCACAGTTAAGGTGACGCTTTCAACTGATACCGTGCGGCTGAAGGCTGCAAATGTTTTGCTTGACAGCGAAACCACGAATATTAACGGCACGCTAATAATTAACGGCAACCCGTATTTGGCGCATGTGCATATTGACGGCGGCGGAACTGGCGACAGTGGCCCGGTGCAAACATGACGAACATCAGCTTCGCCTTAAACGAAAATAACGATATGTATTTAGGGCCTGACGGCAATTTAGTCATGGTCACGGGCGTTGACGCTGTGCAGCAAGATTGCGAATGCGCTATGCGCGCGCAATATGGCGAAATGATTTTCCAGCCGCTTGACGGTTTGCCGAATTTAACTGACGTTTGGATTGCTCGCAATTTTGCCAAATGGGAAGCCGCCGCGCGCCGGGCGTTAATGCGCGTGCCCGGCGTTACTCAAGTTGTTTCGCTGATCTATGACATTGTGCCCGATGGGGAAGGCGGCTATAGCTTCAGCTATGCCGCACAAATTCAAACGATTTACAGTAATGCGTTGACGATTAACGAAAGCATTAGAGGGTTGCCGCAAGCATGAGTGACACTCTATATAATTACGTTGAAGAAACCGGGCTAATTGTTCCCGACACGTCAACGCTATTGACTGAAGTGCAAGGCGAATATACCGGCGCTTTCGGCGCTGGCATGAATACCGACAGCAGCACGCCGCAAGGCATTTTGATTGCAGGCGAAACCGAAGCCCGCGCTGAAGTCGTGCAAAACAATGCGACGGTTGCAAACCAAATTAATCCGAACGTTGCGGGCGGCGTATTTCTTGACGCTATTGCGGCATTGACTGGCCTTCAGCGAACGCCCGACACGTTCACGTTAGTTGAAGACGTGTTGCTTACTGGCGCGCAAAATTCGATTGTTCCAGCCGGTGCGCAAGCCGCAACCACGGCGGGCGATCTATTTACGCTTAATGAGCAAGTCGAATTAACCGTTTTTAACGGCACGACTTGGACAGGCACGGGCGATTTTACGGCGGTTGAACCGGGGCCGATCCCGTGCGGCGCGGCCGGGGCAGGGCTTACCAGCGTCGAAACTGACGTGTTGGGTTGGGAAACCGTCAGCAATGCCAACGCGGGCACCTTGGGCACCCTTCAGCAGCTAGACGTTCCGTTTCGCCAGTTGCGCCGCAATACCCTGGCCCTTCAGGGTGTGGCGCTTATTGAAGCGATCCTTTCCGGCATTAGCAATATTTCGGGCGTGATCGGGCGGCAGGGCCTAGAAAATTATACAAATGCTGACGCCACCATTGAAGGCATATTTTTGCTTGCAAATTCGATTTGGGTTTGCGTTGACGGCGGCACGGCACAAGACATTGCAACCGTTCTATTGCAAAAGAAAAGCATGGGCGCCAATTGGAACGGCGCGCAATCGCTTGCTGTAATTGAACCGGCAAGCGGCCAAGCATATACCGTGCTTTGGGACGTGCCCACTCTGGTTCCGTTGCTCGCGCAAGTGACAGTTAAGCAAGGCACTTATGTTGGCAATCCGGCGCTTGACGTTAACGCCGCAGTTGTCGCGTTCGCTGCAAATCAAATTGAAGGCTTGCAAGGCTTTACGGTTGGCGAAAGTGCGTCACCATTTGAAATTGCCGCAGCAATACAGCAACAGTGTCCCGGCATTTATGTAAAAAGCGTGCAATTGGCGCTTTTCAGCGGTACCCCGACTTATGCGCCCGCTGAAATTGCCATGGCCATAAATCAGAAAGCTACGCTTAATCAAGCGGGCGTAACCGTTATTCTGGTGACGTAATGCCCGGCATTCAAACCTTCGATTTTTCCGTTAATTTGCTAAATGCTATTCTGTGGCAGAACAACGTTGCTGTTAACTTGCAATCGTTGCTTACGGCAAAACAGAATTGGTATAACGAAAACCAAACGGCATTTTGGGAAAACTGGATAACTGACGTATTCGACTTGCGCACGGCTAATGACTTCGGCCTTATCGTGTGGGCAATCATTCTAGGCATTCCGCTTACTTATATTGCGGGCGCTAATGATGACAATACAACGCCTTTCGGGTTTGGCCCCGATACAAATAGCGACCCGCCAAACACAAATCAGAACTTTTTTAATTCCAATTTTTCGGCATCGCAAACCGCCCAATTCACGCTAACTCAAGCGCAAAAACGGCTTATATTGCAGTTGCGTTATAGGCAGCTAATCGCGCGCGGCACAGTGCCCGAAACGAACAAAATTCTAGCCGATTTATTGGTGCCGACATACGGGCCGATGTATATGCTAGACAACCTAAATATGACCGAAAGTATTGTGTGCGTTAACGGATTGCCCGCGTTCCTTTCGTTTTTGTTTAGTGAGTTTGACTTGATACCGCGCCCGGCAGCCGTTAAGCTAATTGTGATTGATGGCACGTTTCCGGCTTTTGGATTTGGCCCGGACGCTGGAAGCCCGCCAAATACGAACCTTAATTTTTACAATTCCGACTTTTCGCCCATCTGACTGCCCACAGGAACTTGAGCCATGCAACAGAAATATTACGTTTACCCTTGGGCTGTTAATGGCGACCGCACGCCGGGCGGCATTCCTGACCCGCTAAGTTCGGGCGGTTACGTCAGTTACGATCAAGGTTGGACATTCGACTATCAACGCAATCTGACAACAGATCCCGCTGCAAAAGCAATCCAACGAACCGATATGAATACGGCGCTGTATGACGCAACGCTAAACTTGCAGAATTACCAGCAATACGGTTCGCCCGAATGGATTACGCCAACCAATAATGGCGGCACAGCATTTCTTTACGATATTGGCGCGGTTGTTCGCTACAATGGCGGCAGCGGGCCATGGGTTCGCTATGTGTCTATTGCAACGGCCAATAATCAGGTTCCTGGAACTGGCAACAAATGGCAGGCGTTGGATAACAACGTAAATGCCCCGCAAATATTTTCAGCCAATGGCAATTTTACGATGCCAGCCGGGCGCATTCGCGTAACTGTGGTTGGCGGCGGTTCCGGTTCGACGGGTTGCACGGCGGCGGCTTCGGCCGGTGCAAGTGGCGCGGGCGGCGGTTGGGCAATCAAAGTCTTTACGCCGGGCGACATTACGCCGGGCACGGTTGTCGCGGTCACTGTGGGCGCTGGCGGGGCCGGTTCGGCTGCGCTGGTAGCTTCGGGAGCGGGCGGCGATAGCACCTTTGGCAGCTACATACGCGGCGCTGGCGGCGATCCGGCTGGCAACTTGTCCGGCAATTACAACGGCGGTTTTGGCGGGATTGGAACTGGCGGCGATCTAAACGGGAGCGGCGGCGATGGTTCTGACGGCGCGCTTGTGGCGGCTTCGGCAACGTCGCAATGGTCCGGCGTTTCGGGCGGCTCTTACTTGGGCGGTAGCCGCCGCTCAAGTCAAAGCGGCGGCGAAGTCGGCATTGCGCCGGGCGCCGGGGCAAGCGCGCCCTATTGCGTAGGGGCCGGTGCTACGCTGTCTGGTGCAGCCGGGGCTGGCGGCATTGTTATTGTCGAATATCTTTAATTGAGTTAGTTTGCCAGAATGCACGCGCGTTTCAGGCATTACCCAAATTGTCATCATAAGCGGCGCATGAAGCTGCTAATAACTGACGCTTGCGTGCATGTTACCCCACCCCAACCACAGGAAACCGAAACCATGGGCGTTGTTGCACTCTCCCCAATCACCCTCATTCTGTCCAATCCAGGCAGCAATTATACCGAAGGCGCTGTGTCGGTTGTGATCCCGATTGCGAATAGCGATGGCACCCCGCCAACCGTGCAGTATGACGAAGCGCAATCGCTTGGCCAGTTCTTCACGCCGGGCACGATTACCGGCCCGGACGCCAACGGCGCATACCTGTGGGGCGCCACGGCGCTTACGGCCGGTGGCCCTTCGGTTGTGACGTTCCTGGCCGATGGCCAGCCGGGCGCAACCCTGCCGATTACGGTTGCACAGGGCACGCCGGAAACCCTGGCCATTTCGGACGCCAACGTGACCGTGACGGCGCCGCAGCCGCCCGCCGATCCGAACGCACAGGCGCAGGTTGCCAAGGCTCCGGCAACGCCAGTAGCGCCTGCCGCCGCCGCCCCAGCCGCCGCCCCGGCATCGCCTGCCGCTTAAGCGATCCGGCAGGGCTGCAAAAGGAAAGGGCGCCGGTTGGCGCCCTTTTTTTAGGGAATTATATACTTGACTCCCCGAACGATCCGGGGTATATATCTACTTGTCCGGTCGGAAACGGCCACGCAAGCAAGGAGATAAGACGATGACCAAGGTGACCCTGAACAACCACGAAATCGACTTCGACGCCGCCGCCAACCTGATGGACGACGAAATCCGCGAAAGCCTGCACGGCAAGTTCTACGAAGGCCAAGAACAGGAGTTTTTGGACGCCTATGTCACGGCTCACGCGGCCAAATATGATGGCGAGGAGTTCGCGGTATGAGCAAGTCCACGATCTCCACCTTTGAACTGTTCCAGATGTTCCCCGACGCGGAGGCCGCGCGGGTCTACATGGAAGGCAAGCGTTGGCCGGATGGGGCGATCTGCCCCGGCTGCCATGAACCGAAGCGGATCACGACCCGCAAGGGCGGCTTCTATCGCTGCAACGCCTGCAAGACGGACTTCACCGTCCGCACGGGAACCATCTTTGAGCGGTCGCATATCCCCCTGCACAAGTGGGTTTACGCCATGTATCTGCTCGTCACGGCCCGCAAGGGGATCAGCAGCCTTCAACTGGCGAAGCAGATCGGCGTGACCCAGAAATCGGCGTGGTTCATGCTGCAACGGCTCCGCGAGGCGTGCGGCAACGATCCGAGCGTGTTGAGCGGCATCGTTGAGATTGACGAGATGTATGTCGGCGGCAAGGAAGCCAACAAGCACGAGGGCAAGAAGTTGAAGGCCGGTCGCGGCGCGGTCGGCAAGACCGCCGTCCTCGGAATGCGCGAGCGCGGCGGGCGCACCAAGGCTGGCGTGGTCGCCAACACTACGGCGAACACCCTGCAACGCGCCGTCCACAACCATGTTGAAGTCGGCTCTACGCTCCACACTGACGAGCATGGGGCCTATGTTGGACTGGACGGCCTGTTCTACACCCACGAGAGCTAATTGCAACAGCTAAAAGCAACATGAACAAAAGTTAATGTTTGGCCAAAAAGAAAACCCCCTAGCGCCGGGGGACGCTAGGGGGCGTGGGTGCGTGCAATCGCGGTGCTTCAAATCGCCGGGACATTACCCCCGGCAGCGATCACTTTACGCGAAAGATGCGGGCGCCCGCAACATTAAATTCAGGATCGGTTTCCACAGCCATGATCTTGAACTGGCGCCCTTCCGTGCCGCCTTCAGGGGTTCCCGGCCCGAACTTTTTATTTGCCTTGTTCACGTTTCCGCCCAATTGCTTTGCCGGGTTCGTAAGGTGGCTGTTTGCCGCCACAAAGAAGCTGTCATACTGCGGCGTAACCCCGTCTTCGCCCATGACCGGCGCCTGAAGCTTGGCGAAGCCATACTTATCGCGCGGGCCGCGCTTGACTTCAGCCGCCACGGTAGCGGGCAGAGCCATGCGGAAACCGCTGTACTCGACACGCGGCGCCGGGGTATTCGGACGCGGGCCGCGCTTGGCGCCTGCGGGCTTGCTGGCGGCTTCTGTGGTGGCTGTGGCCGGTGCATCGGCATCATTGCCCGGCAAGCTGGCGGCGGGCGCCTGTGCCCCATCGGCCCCGGCAACGGCGCCAGATGCAGGGGCTTCGGCCGGGAACTCCCCCACAGCTTTATCCGTGCTGCGATAGGCGATGTGCGCGCCATCGGCCGGGTTAACCGTCTTCGGATCGGACACAACGTAACCCTGGCTTTCCAGCGCCTTCACGGCCGGATTTTTGGGGCTGGCCCATCCATGGCTACCGGATTTCGTCGCCTGATAAATCGGGGTAAGCGCGGCCAAAAGGTTCGGATTGAGCATAAAAAGTTTCTCCCGTTAGGTAAACATTGAACGTGACTTATATCCGCTATCGGCAACCTTAAGTCAACCCCCCTAATTGCAATTGAGCGCCGCGCCGGGTTTGAAAGCCTATATCTTCCAAAATGCCAAGGGCGGTTTCTTCATAGCGGCCGTAATCTATATCAGTTGGGAAGCTTGGCGGCAACGTCATAAGCGGTTTGCTGCCATCTGACATAGGCACCTTGTTGCCGCTCTTGCAATAGACAATTGAGCCTAAAACATTTTTGGCATAATAGTAACGCACAGTTTTACCTAAGTAACGTCCATCTTTTTGAGCGCCCCCGGTCACTTTCTGCACTATACAGAACCGCTCTATTCTCTGGCAAGTCTGTATAGTTTCAAGCAACGGCACCCCTTTAGTTATATGCGCAATTACTGCGTCAACGCAAATCAACTGTTGCGGGTTTTTAGACAGCGGGGAATTTAGGGCCGAACCGACTTCCGAATATACGCCCTTAACCTTCGTTTTGCCATCCGGCTTGACAACTATGTAATTGTTCACGTCACGCGAGTAAATCGCTTGATATTCGGTTTCCTCGGTTTCAAGCTGTGTGCGCAATTCCCAAGCCGCCCATAGGCTGCAAAATTCGGCATAGCGATCTTGTGGGCATAGCGTCACGATACCGTCAGTGTTCGCGCTAACGACTTCAAACCCGTTCAATGTCAAATTTTCAATTTGCATGAGTAGCGACAACTGCCCGGTTAGCGTGGTTTGCACCATATTGCGCGGGCTATAAAGCGGGCTGAAAGGATCGGATTTCTTACCGAATGTGCCATTACTGGCAATCTTCAAGCCATCGGCTTCAGCCTTGCGTCCGGCTTTTTTGGCTGCATATCGTTTATTGACGATGGTTTGCAATGCTTCTAGTTCGCCCGGAATATCCGAAAAATTGTTTTTAAGAATTAGGTTAGGGTAATAGCCGGTAACGTCACGGTCTAACAATCGCATAGTTTCGGTTGCGCGCAATGCTTGTGACTTTTCCTGACTATGCAAGCCGCCCATGCCGATTGCATAGCGCCTGCCGCCAATGACGAACGCCCGGCCTTCAATTGTTTTAGGGCAGATAACGTGACCGCTTGAACCTACCTCGATTTCGGCTGTACGGATTTCGTTTAGAATTTCGTCATAAGCTGGCGTAACGAACCCGATATAAGGCGGCGGCACATAACAAAACGAACTGCCCACAAGTTTGGTAAAGTCTCGGCGCTTAGGCGGCTTGCCGGTTATCCGTTCAATTTCGCCACAGATAATTTCCTGTGCAAGCTGTGCGTCCGAGCGGCTGCGCAAATCCTTGCCGAACTCCTGCGACAAAGCGGCGCGCAAATCTAGGTGCGGTTCCAACTCGCGCAATAGCAATTCGGTATTGTCCAAATCGTTGAAATTATACGTCCGAACAATTGCGATTTCTTCGCGCGTCAATTCCTTGTCAGGATGATAAGGCAAATCCTGAATTGTGTGGCAATGCAGCCGGGCAGCATACGTCTTCAGACTGGCGGTAAGCGGCGCCACATCAAACAAATCAATGTGGTTGCAGCGTAGTGGCCACTTCAAATTATGTGCTTGTAACACGTCTTTAGGCGTGCCGTTAAATTCGATTAGTTCGGCCGTTGCTCGCTTCATATCGGCAGCGGTCACGCCACGGCACAGCGCGGCGATGGTCATAACGATCAAATCGTAACTATTGGAATTGAAGCCGACAAGGCAGAAATTGTCTGCCATCCATTGCAACCAATCGTGCTGTATAGGATCGTTACCGACGCTTTCAAAATAAGCAAATTTACCCGTTTCAATATTCTTGAAGCCGACAAGCCAATAATTGACAAAGCTTTCAACGTCATAAACGAAACAGCCGCCTTTGAGCGCAACTAGTTCGTCAGTCGTGTAAAATTGCCGTTCGGCCACTAATGCTTGCCCATGATAAGCCCGCGCGTGTTTTCGCTAATGAATACAGTTGCGGCGCCGGGCGCCCCGATCTTGACCCGTTCGGCATACGGTAAGCAAATGTGCCAATAGACTTCGCTGAATTTCTGCCCGCCCGGTAAGCCGGGCACGTCATAGCTTGCGGCCGATTGCTCTATCAAGTGACCCGTGGCCAAGCGCCCTTCATGGAAATGCAACGTATCGTTTTCAGTGAATTTCTGAATAGCTTTCAGCGCCAGCGCGAAGCCGTCCCATAGCGGCACGAAATCGCCACCCATGTTTTCCTCGAATAGCTTGCCGACTTTCGGCCATTCGCCAGCGTATAGCCGGGTTTTGATAAATGAGTTGTCATCAAAATAAAAGGTGACGCTTCGGCCTTCGCTGAAGCCAAACCCGGCAAGCGGCTTAGTCAATTTGCAAATGGTATCCACCGCCTTTTTGGGGATGCACAAGCCGGGCGGCAAGTCTATACCGTGCCAATATTCGATTGCAAAACCGCCGTTCGTGCCGATGATTGAACCAGGGCCTAACAGCACGCTTTGATTGATCGCACGTTCGCCTTTGCCGGTGCAAGCTTTGCAGCACGCTTTGAACCCTTCCATGATCCTATCGTTAATGTCTGCAACCCAAACGTCAGGATTAGACGGCGTGATTTGCTCGCTTGGCAAGATCGGTATGACAGCCCGAAATTTGCCTGACGTTATAGACAATTGTTCGGCCGATACTTGCACCATTTGAAAAGTCGCGCCGCATTGTTGCAACGCCGCTTGTAGCTTTTCCGCGTGCAAACTCATATCAAGCGGGCTGTCAACCGGAACGCCTATGCAAAAGGTTTCGTTTTCGGTCATAAGCAAGCCGTCGCGTATTGTGACAAATGCCGAAAGCCCGGAATTGTCCGAACTGTCAACAGCCACGGCGGCAAATTTCAAAGCCTCTAGCAGCGCCGTTCGAGCGTTGTTAGTAGATGCAGCCTTAAGCTTTGCCGCCGCGTCAGTTGTCACAACTTAAACTTCTATTAAAACGGAATGAAGTCATCGGTAAAGTCTGCGCACATTTCCTGCGCATTGACGTTAACCTTTACCGGCACTTTCAGTTTATATTTGCCGCATTGATCGTTCGGCAAATCCATATGCGCGCATTCCAAGCACGACATGCGTTGCGGCGGCATGGCTGGATTTAGCAGCGGGCCGGTGGGCGCCGGGGGTGCGGGTTCCGGCATGTCTTCAATGAGGGTTTCCGCAAGCTTCGCCAGATCGGCAAGGTTTTGTGCCTGCATTTCGACAACCTTCGTCCGAAACCAGCCTAGCGCCAGTTCGGGCGTAATCACGGGTTCTGCGGCCGGTGCGGCCGGTGCGGCCCATGACGGCCCGGCGCCGGGAGTTGCGGGCGGCGATGCAGTTACGGTCTGCGTGTCTGCCCTGGGCGGCGTCCATTTGGCTTCAGCCGTGGCCACGTCAGCTTCCTCGACACGCGGCGCCTGCGGGCCTGTGGGAGCATTCTTACGCGGTCTGCCGCGTGTGGCTGCAACTGCATCGGCACCTATACGCATTTCAAGTTCCTTTCGATATATCGCGGTAAATTCTACCGGATATGATATGGTATTTGTTGGCCCTTGCACAGTCACATTATACAATGATTTGGCTTTAACTCGCAATTCCCGCGTGACGCCGTCGGCTTCAATTGTCACCATGTCCCCAACGTTAATTTGGGACATGGCTGCAGATGCGGCTTCAATGTCAATCATTACCATAACGCTTCTACAATGTCAGGGTATTTTTTATTGACGTGCACCTTTATGGATTTGGGCGGGCGCAATTTGTCAACGTGCGCAATTGCGTCGCTTACCGTGGTGGGCACATAGGCGTCAGGAAACCGGCGCCGCCACCATTCGCGGGCGATCTTGCCACCATAACCGGGGGCTTCAATTGCCACCCATTCAACGAACTGGCGAAGCCCGCAAACATAGGTTGCGCGGATAACCGGCTTGTCGCCCGGCAACGCATTCTTCTTAATGTGCTGCGTATAATAGACGTGTTCAACGTTGAAGGTTTCGTAAATCGGCAAGTCGCTGCGCACTAGCACGTCATCAAACACGCCTTTGGTAAACCCAATGCGAGCTTCAAATGGCTGTCCGCAGTCAATACACTCGGTTGCGCGCGCGTGGTTATACGTGCCGCAAGCCGGGCAAATCTTAACCGGCGCATCGCCTGTGCCTTTGCCTTTCATCTTGGGAATAAAAGGATCGTCAATCGTGCCCAATCGGCGGGCATTGCCGCCGTGATCGGTCACAAGGCAATTTTCTTTGTGCCAGCCGTTCAACTCATAGGGGCGGGTTCCGCGCCCAAGCATTTGCACCCATAACCCTGCCGACATGGTTGGGCGAAGCATTATGATGTGATCAATCGGCGGGTGATCTATTCCAGTTGTCGCAATGCCGTTGTTCGTCAACGTGTCGATTTCGCCACTGAAGAATTGGTTTAGAATTTCGTCACGCTCTTTTCCGGGCATTCTGGAATGAACGGCCTTGGCCTTCAGGCCAGCATAGCGCAGCATTTCGGCGGCAATGAGCGCATGGTCAACGCCCGTGCAAAACACAAGGCGGCAATTGCGATCCGCGCCGCGCGCAAGGCTTTCTTGAATTGCGGCCCAAGTGATTTTTTCGTTGCGCGTGACTTCGTTTAATTGTTTCTCATTGAAGTCGCCCGCTTGCGTGCGCAACTCGGAAATATCGTATTCAGTCTTTACTTTTTTTGCTACGGGCGGCACTAAATGCCCGTCATCAAACAAGCGGCGAAAGCCTGGAATTGTGCAGATATTGTAAGGGATGTCGGTAAAGATTGGCCCATTAGTAAGCACGCCCATTCCGGTGCGCCAAATGGTTGCGGTAAAACCAATTACCTTCAGATAAGGATTGATCTGGCGCAATATATTGATGACGCGCATATAGTTCGCGCTATCGCTATCGCCAATCAAATGCGCCTCATCAACTATCAGGAAATCAATATGGCCGAAAGCGGCAATGATCTTGGCAACAGATTGAACTGACCCGAACGTAATGGGGTAATGCAAATCCCGCTGATTAAGCCCGGCTGAATATATGCCAATGGGCGCATGTGCCCACACGCGATGCATTTGCAAATAGTTGTTCTTAACCAATTCCTTCACATGCGTAAGGCATAGCACGCGCTGCCCCGGATAAAGTCGCATAACGGCTTCGATAAACGTCGCTTGAACAACGCTTTTGCCCGATCCCGTTGGCAATGCGATAAGCGGATTGCCTTTATTATTCTGGAAGTAATCAAACAAAGCCGTAATGGCTTCTTCCTGATACCATCGCAAAACGGCCGGTTGCTTGTATTTGTCTAATATCATTGTGCGGCCAATATCTGCCGAACGCGCCAGCAAGCGCGCTTAAATGTTAAAGCTGTGTCAATTCGTTTACCGTCTAAAGCTATTGACCAATAGCCGTATGGACGCCGCGAACAACGATCTAGCGTATAGCCTTTATAAAAGCGCCGCGTCATGCGAAAGCCTCCCATTGTGGGCACGCGGCCCGGATTGCGTCATGCGGAATAATGGCATTCCAATGATTGCAGCGCCAAGTTTTATCAGGCTGCGGCGCGCTGTGCTTGCAAGATCGGCAATTGACGTTGACAGGTTCGCCCCGGTGGCAAATGCCAGCCATGGGGCAAAACTTGCAATCCGAATAGGCGTCACTGGCGGCGATCTTGGGCGGCAGATGCACAGCGGCAATGATATGCGCGGCTTTCTGCGCAAGCTGACGGCCTAGCGTATGGTCTAACTCGACAACCTCAATATACAGTTCGTCAGTGTTTTTGTTGACGGCCATATAAATTGCGTAATCAAACCCGAACGCTTCGCCATAAACCGACATTTGCGCAAAATGCTTCGGCTTGCTAAGCTTAACGCCGTCTTTTTTCAGCTTGTCGAATGACCGCTGATTATGCGTTTTATATTCGCCTAGAAACTCGGGCGGCAATTCGCCATAGGCGGGCGGCAATGACAACCGTTCGTCAAGCGATCCGCCGTAAAGCCCCTTGCCTTCAATGCGCCATTGCTTGCCGCTTTCCGGCTTGTGCAATTTGGCGCCGATTAACTCTAGCATTAACTGGAAGCGACTTTCCTCAAAATGTCCGCGCTTAAACAGCCGGTGCATTTGCCCGCTTAAATTCTCCCGGTGCATCCATCGGAAAGAATAGGTTAACCGCCGCGCGCAAGTTTCGCCTATTTCGCTTGCGCCTAAATGATCGCGCGGGCCTTCGTCAAAATGCGCAATGCAAGCGGCGTCAATATCAGCCATTAAACGCGCTGCCAGTTGCTTGCGGTCTGCCCCGCTTAATTTGATATTCATGCGCTGGCATGTTCCGGCACCGGGGCGCGCACATAGGCAATCGCCGCGTGATCCGGGCAATATATCGCACGCTTTGACCCTGTGGGCAGGCAGCACGCTTGAAAGCCTAACCGGGCACGCTTGGCGGGCCATTCGCATTGCCCGGCTTCAGGCCAGACTACAGGGCCTTCGTGCATTGGTTCCGTGGCAACAGGGATCGGCGGCAGGCTTTCGCCAGTGGGCGACGGCTTGCGGCCTGACTGTGCGCGCGAGCCAGACCGGCGCCCAAGCGGGTTGCCTGTAGTGGTGCGTTTGACGAAACCGTTGCGCGCGCACAAGCCGTCCATGACGCGGCGATTGATGCCTAACGTTGCAAGAACGGTTGGCGTCGGCATGTCGCTTGCCCACAATTGGCGGGCGTGTTCGATAAATTCGGCCGAATAACGCGGCTGCGGTTTTTCTTTAACCTTCGCAATATTAGCCTTAATTGAGTTGTAGCAAGTCGGGCGCGGTATCGACAAAATAAATGCAATTTCTCGCACCTTTTTGCCTTCGTTTTTCAGTTCAATAATGCGCGCAACAATTTCGGGCGGAGTTTTGAAACCGGACGCCATGCAATCGACTTTCAATTAGAGGCAACGGCGGGGCCAGTTGCGGCCAGCCCCGCCCATAGCCACCCTAACCTATTGCCATAGATCGGGCGGCTATTCAGTCAGGATGCCCAAGGCGGCTTGCCAGCCGCAGCGCCCCCGGCAGGCTGTTGCTGCCACGACGGGCCAGCCGGTGCCGCCGCCTGCCTTGCCGGGGGGTTGCCGCCGCCCGTGGCCGCATTGCTCCATGACGGTGCCCCGCCTGCCGGTGCCGCCTGTGCTTGGGCCTGTGGCGCTGCCTGTGCGCCTGAAGGCTGCACACCCAATCGCGGCGGTTCGCCCGCCATGTCATACACGCCGGAAATTTCCGTGTATTTATCATCGCTTTTCTGCGGCGTGACTTGCACCACAAACGGCACGTTGAACAATTCGGATGCGTTCGGGGTTTCCAAAACATGCCGCCCGGTCACATGGCAAATTGCCGACAACTGGCGCCCGGCAATTTCGGCCGCTTGCGGGTTTTTGTTCCAAAGGTTAAGGCGATATTCGCCCGTGAAACCTTTGTGTTCCCCGTCAATGACCCGCAGCGTAAAGACAAGCATTCCGCTTTCAGGATCATTTTTAGTCGATTTGCGTTCGGACGAAATCGCAACAACTGGCATCCGCCCAAGCGGCCAATTGGGCGAACCCTGTGACGGATCAACCGCCTGTGCGTTAAACCATGCTGTCATAACTCTTTAAACTCCCGTTGATTTTGCAATGATATGCGTCAAGTCTGCCGGTTCCCATTCAGCCAACCGGCCGCGCCGGTTGCGTGCCAATACGCCATCCGTATTTTCCCGGCATTGCAACCATGCACTTTCAACGCCATTCGCTTCTTTACCGCGCTTCAGATAAAGCACGTTATCGAAATGATATGGCAAACTTGGCCCAAGCTTCGGCAACGCGGCGAAAGGCACGATATTCTTTAATCCCCCTACGCCTTCCGTCACTTCAGCTTTGGACGTAATGAATATATTTTTGCCCGGAATATTCAGAAAGTCAACCACAACCCCGTTAATTTCCGCAACCGTTTCGGGCGAAAATTTACGGGCATCGTTTTTGTATTTTTTCCGGTTATCCGCAAGCGTGTCTTCAGACAGCGCGCTAATGCTATCCATGAATATGTTTTTGTATTTCTTGCATTCCGCGCTACCGACAAGCCAGGGCAGCACGGCAAGTATTTCCTTCAAATCCGGTGCCCACACGTAAGGCACTCGCGCGTCAACTAATGACGCTAAGCCGGGTTCCGTGCTGACTACAAGCACGTCTTTAAGCGTTGCAGCCAACGGCGTTTTGCCCGATCCGGCTAGGCCATAAATTAGAGCGCTAACCTTATTCGTGCGAATATCGCCAGTGTTGTAAACCGTTGGGCTGGCCATTACGGCGCCCGCATATCAGTTACGGGTGCCGACTTCGGCGCCGCAAGCGTGATTACGGTTTCAAGATCGGTCGCGACACGATCAATCCCGCGCGTTATATCTATCAGCACGCACATAATTAAAAACAGCATAAGCGCGCGCATCACTCATCTTCCTTCGCGTCAGCAAGCTTGAGTGTGGGCATTGCGGGTTTGATCGTCAAAACCGGGTTAATCATGGCTTGCACGGCCTTGGGCAAGCTTTCGTAAACTTTGGCGTTGATCGACGCTTTCCACTCGAAAACTTCGCTGCAATCAATGTCGGGATAGGCTTCAGCAATGGATGCCAAAACCGAAACAAGCTTGTCACCATCGGAAGAATTGTCAAGCGTGTAATTGTATTTCTTGACAACTTTTAGCACGCCATCGGCGCTTCGGGTTGTGCCAATGTCTGCGTTAGCAAACTCGGTTTCGACAATCTTCAGCCGGTAAAATGCTTCCATGGTTTTTGCAGCGGCCAAGCGTGACGCGGCAATCATCCAATTTGTGCGAAGCTGAAGCCGTGTCATGGCCGGGTCTAGATCAATCATCGGTCATGTCTTCGTCATGCGCGAGATTGGCAACCCAATTGATTGCAGTGACGAAAGCAAGGGCCAAAACAGCTAGCAAAATTTTATACCACACAGCGGCCCCCGTTCACGTTGCCGTCACCATTAGGGGCTGATTTTTACCGTGTCAACGGTTATTTTGACTGAAAGCGCCCCTTGCATGACTGGTTAGCAAAGGGTATGCAGGCACGGAAATGCGAGGCTTCATGTCCATTGGTCGCGGAACACTCTACCTTAAAACCTTGGAATTGCTGCGCAATCGTTCGCGCCAATTGACTTTTGAGACAATTGCAGCCGAATTAGACGGCTTGTGCGATGACAAAATCACAGCGTCATGGCTAGGGGCATTTGCGGTTGATCGGTTCGCCCGGCCCCCGGTGGATAAGGTGCAATGCTTATACGAGTATTTGAGCGGCGAAAAATTGCTGTCCGAATAACCGTATAAGCTAAGGCACCGCAACCGTGGCTTTTACAGATATTCCGGAAGAATTGCGCAAACTTCCACAGTGGATAAGCTGGCGGCATGGAGTAACCGACGATGGCAAACTCACAAAGTTACCGTTATGTAGCCGTAATGGTAAGCTTGCATCTTGCACAGACCCTCGGGATTGGACGGATTTCGACACGGCGGTTAATGCTGTGTCACAGTGCGATGGCATTGGTTTTGTCTTCACAACAGGCGATCCGTTCGCGGGCATAGATTTCGACAATAAGCAAAATGACCCGGACGTGCATCGGCGCATTATGGCGCAATTGCTCGAATTTGGTTCTTATTCGGAAGTCACGCCTTCAGGCTTCGGCGCGCATTGCATTGTCATGGCGAAATTGCCCGGCAAAGGGCGGCGTCGTGGCAACGTCGAAATATATGATAACGCTCGCTTTTTCACCTTTACCGGCAATGTCATTTCACGCGGGCCTATTATAGACCGACAACAGATGACGGCCGATTTATGGCAATCGCTTGGCGGGACAGAAACTGAGGAAACCAAAAATGTCGGGACAGAAACCGAAACCCGTAGCGACGATGAAATATGCGAAGCGGCCAAAGCGGCTGTCAATGGCGCGAAATTCGAGCGGCTGTTTTCAGGCGATTGGGAAACCGATTACGGTGACAAATCGCAATCCGAAGCCGATTTTGCCCTTGTCAATATATTGGCATTTTATAGCCGCAACCTTACGCAAACCGTTCGGCTATTTCGCGCGTCAGGACTAGGCCAGCGCACGAAGGCGCAACGCGGCCCATACGTCAATCACATGGCCCGGCGTGCCTTTGACCGTATGCCCGCCATAGTGACCGCTCTACCGGGCGCCCAATGGTTCGATGCCCGGCTAGTAGAACCTTGGCCCAACGCCAACCCCCCGGCCATCCTGGGGCTGCCTGTGCCCGCTGCCGTTCGCACTGAAGCCAGTGTGACCCTGCCGGCCGTATCGGCGCTACCGGCCATTCCTGGCCTTGTGGGGCAAATGATGGCGCACTGCTGGCATAGAAGCACTTACCCGGTGCCTGAAGTCGCCATAGCCTCCGCGCTGTCATCCATGGCCGTGCTAGCGGGCCGAACCTATCACTTCAACGGCCGGGGCTTGAGCCTCTATTTGCTGTTATTGGCTAAAACGTCAGTTGGCAAATCATTTGGCTATCAAGCACAGCACGCATGGCAAAATGCTTTGCTCGCGCGCTACAATAATCCGAACGGCGGCGCGCAATATAAGCTTCGTGCTGATTTTCTTGAAGGCATGATAACCGGCAAGATCGGCAGCGGCCCCGGCATCGCGCAACACGTTGTCAGGCATCCCAATACGCTTTGCCAATATGACGAATTTGTAAAGACAATGAAGCGCATCGGGCATACGAATGCGAATATCAATGATATTGCAATTCAAGAGGAATTGCTTTCGTTAACCGACGCCAGCCAGCCAGGTTCTATATATCGTGAAAAACGGTATAGTGACCGGAGCGGCAAAGTTAAACTGCCTTCAGTGATTGCCCCCGCATTTTCGTTATTCGGCACGGGAACGCCTGAAGAATTTTATGACGATTTGAACAGCGGCATTCTTGAAGGCGGCTTTCTGCCGCGCTTTACGATCTTGGAATATGACGGCACATTGCCGGAAAAAAACAAGCATGTAATTAAAGACATTGACACCGAAATGCTAAATCAAATTGCATTTCACTTCAACAAAGCGTTTGAACTTAACGAAGTTATCAACGGTCAGATTAGCCAAATTCACAACGTAGAAGCCGATGCAGCGGCAACGCTCGCGCTATATAATTGGGAGCGGCATTGCGAAGCCAACGTGCGAAAAGCTCACAGTGAAAACGTGCCAATGGCTGGCATTTGGTCGCGGGCCATGATGCACGTTAGCCAGATTGCCGCGCTAATCGCTATTGGCGTTAACCCGCATTTTCCTATGGTGACGCTTGAGCATGTTGGCATTGCGCGCGGGTTAGTTGAGCCGGGCATTTTGCGGCTAGGCTCAAAGCTTGGCGCCGGGGAAACGGGAACTGGCGACAACCGGCTAGAAGCCGAAATACGCAAGCTTGTCAATCGCATTCGGCGCGAGGGTTATTTATTTGCTAAAAGCTATCCGGGCATAAATCACGAAATAATTGCAACTAAATATATACAGCAAGCTTTGCTAAAGTGGTATTGCTGCAAAATGTCGGTTTTTATCAAGCATAAATTAGGCGCTAACCGTGCCTTTGATGACACGATTAACGCCATGATTAATGCGGGCGAATTTGAGCGTAAAGGGTTTAGGTCAATCGGCACCGCTAATAAGGAAATTAAGGCGCTGTTGCCGTTGTGGTGATTGCGGTCTGCGATGCGTCGCTCATGGCTTCAACTCCAACACCTTGAACGACAACATGCAGTGCCCCTTGGCCAGCCACGGGCCGTCGTCATCCGTGATAACGCTTGTGATTTCGGCCAACACTTCGCTGCCGGTGTAGTGCATGGCATCGGGCAGATATTCGCGGAGCCGCAGGCGATGCCGCAGGCGATGCCGCTGTTGAAAGTTGCGGTCATGCTTCCGCAGTTCCGCAGTCTTTTCGCCGTAGAACACCATGGCGAACCAGGGCGGCACAGTCTTTAATTCATAGACTTTGCCGGTGGTTTGGGGATCAGTCTGTTCGGCTGCCATCGTCATTCCTCGCAAGATAGTTGTGGGCGATGTCGTGTCCGTTGGCGCGAAGACGGTTTACAATTTCTTCGCGTTCATTGGCGTACATGATCATCCAAGAGCCCCACCCGGTGGCGCTTTCAAATGCAGCATCTATTTCGGCCACGCGGGCCAAGTCTGCGGTGGTTTGCGGGACGGGTGCCACAACGCAGTCAGGCGCTTTCCCGGCGCTATGGCCGGGCGGGCACGGTTGGCCCGTGTTGCCCCCTTCCTGGCCTGTGCAATCGCTTGTTTGCGGCATGGTGCTTCATAGCCTTTCGTGCAGGTTGAAAGACAGCAAGCGGGGGTTAGGGGGTAGTGAAGAAACTTGCTTGCAGCGATGCAATGCGGGCAAGCACGTCTGTCCGCGTTTTTGCCATTGCGGGCAACCCTTCCATCATAGTTGCCATGTTCTGCAACCTTGTGATTTCCAGGCGCAGTTCGTCGTCCGCGCGCTGCACCGACGCCGCAGCGGCAGCGCGGGATTTGCGCCGCTGATTTATTGCCCACCTTTGTGCGTTTTGCGCGGCCCTCATGATGGCAGCCCTTCCGGGGTTTCTAGACGTTGGCTAATTGCAGCTAATTGCTATCAAAAAGCCTGTGCAAATCCTATGCAATTCTGCAACTGCGAATAGGATTTGCACAGGCTATTTAAACATTTCGTCAATTGCCATTAAAGCAATTGCATATTCAACTGCCGTTAAAGGATATTCACGTAAAAGCATGTTTACAGCATCTTCGTAATGTTTGTTATACGGCATTTAACTTACTCCGGTTTAGATAACAGCAACCTAGCGCCCACCTGTGGGCATGTCAACAATTATTTTGCCCTTAATCGACTTTTTATCGGCAACTAGCCAATGGCCTTCAAATGCGCCCATGCTTCGGCGCTTAGGTGGATGGCTTCGGCTTTCGTATGCCTTACGCTAATCCGATCCGTGCGCAGTTTGGTGATGCTGAAATATAGGACAACACCGCCGTCAGGATGGCTGTAAACGGCAACATCTTGCCAATAGGCACGGTTATCGGCTTCGCCTTCTATATGGGCTTCATTGCCACCGTTGCCCACAGTAAGGCTTTCAACTGGCGGTTTGTCGGGCATGGAATTTCATCCTTAAAAGCAATTATGGGCTGGAATATGCTCGAAAGGTGGGTAAATAGTCAAGGGTTTATTGTATGTAATTGTTTTTGCTAGGTTTTTTAAAGGGGGTGTATCGGAAAACAATACGGTTTCTCGTAAAATGAGACATTTTGGCATCGGGGTTCGATATTACCAGTGTGATTATCGGACGTTACCTACCTGTATGTCATTGAAAACAAATATATTACCTATGTTACCTATATTACCGGACAGATTAGACAGAAAACACGTGTTTTTGGGTTAAAGGTATTGTACAGTGATTTACTGTGGAATTGTAATCGGTTTTATTAATGAGACGAAAAATTACCGTCTATAGGTAATATAGGTAATATAGGTAATATATTATATATCAATATGTTAGTAGTAGTATGTTCATATACATTAACAGTGTTAAGTCCGGTAAGTGTGGCCCAAACCATGAGACAATCCCGTGGCATGTGATCGGCAACCGCTAACTTCAACTTGATAACATGGCTTACTAAGTTGTTTTTAAGCAGCAAATTATTTTGAAAATATATGTTGACATTGGCTGCGGCCGGGCTTAAGTTGCTTTTACCGGCAGCGATCCCGCCCCGGTTTTGGGAGTTTCCTTTTATGGCCGCAAAATTCGATTTCTCGGCTGCTACTATTGCCAAGCTGGCAAGCAAGGGCATTTCGATTTTGCGGCCGACCGTCATCCCAAACCCGACTTCCGACATGCCGTTTGCTACTGGCGAACGCGGCTACAGCGTCGATGACAATGGCTGCGGCCGTATCTGGACGTTCGCGCAAGTCATGGGGGCTGCGCGCTAATGTTTACCGTAATCACGCGCAACGGTAGCAATGCCGTCGATAGCTTTGAAACGCCAAGCCTGATTAAAGCGAAGGCTTGGGGCAAAGCCCAATTGAAAAATTGGAATGTAAACAACGCGAGCATATTTAGCGACGGTTACAATTTTAAATCGTTGCACGCATCCGTGACCAATGGCGTTGTCCGCTGGAAAGCCAGCAAAATATAATTGTAACAGTTGCTTTTAGCGGTTGACTTTAACTAGTTGCCGCTTTAAGTTGCTTTTATTGAAGCGAAGGAACTAGAGTGATGGCGCACAAGTCAATTACGTTTTTTAACTCTGAAGCCGCAGCAATTGCAATGACAGTTAAAGGCGATATGACTGAAGCCGAAGGCTTTTACGTTGTGCCCGCAGTAGGTCGCCCCGGTTGCTTCGTGATCGAATTCCGTGATCCTGAAGACGGCTTTGTGATTGGCAACATTTAACCGCCTAAACTTGTGGGCATATAGGAGCAAAGCCGATGATTGCCGATCTTAACCACATCGCTTACGTTCTGCTAAGGCGGTTTGTGATTGCCGTTATAGCTTGCGGCGTTGCTGGTTATGTCGCCATTGTGCTGCGCGCATTGGGAGTAGTTTAAGATGGCGTTAAATACGTAATGTTCTTTCTCTATCTTTTGGGCGCGCTAATTGCCCATAACCATCGTATGAAACTGGCAAGGCGCCGGTTGAAAAGGAAAGCAAATGTTTAACATGCGCAATCGTGTGGCTGGTTGGGTTCAACCGTCCATCCTGACCGACAGGACGTTGCAGGGTGGCGATCCTCACTTGAGCGGCGCGCTTGTCACGTTCGGCCGGGCCAAGAGGCTTGACGCCGCGCCAGTGCCCGCTGCCAAGCCTCTTGGCCCGGCCGATAGCGTGCCCGGTCTGCGGGAAGCCCTGGAGCGGCAACTGGCCTATTTTGCCAACCGGGCAGCGTATGCCGACGATGCAGAATTTTTGGAATTGCGCGGATTGATGGGCGCGATTAAGTTGCTATTGGGCGAGAAATAGCCTAAACAATAAAGGCAGATTAACCGGGGATTGCTGGCCATGTTTCAAGCTATTGTAGCAGCCGGGCCGTTCGTTACGCTGTGCGTTGCAGCGGTTGGCGTATGGGCCGGTTTGGTCTGCATCGCGGACATGGTTGGAACTTGGATATTCAAACGGGGGACCAAATGACCGAAGCCGAACGCGCGTTGCTGTTGCAGATAGCCAAAACGTTTGTGAATATGTTGCGTCATGACCGCTACAATCGTTTTGACGATGCGTTGACGTTGCAGCGTCGCATTAGTGACGTTGAACTCGAAAACGATCCCCTTGGGCTTAAGGCTGAATTGGTTAGCCGATGACAGCCGAATACGTCAGGCCTAATTTGCCGCCAAAGCGCCGCAAATCAACAGCCAAGCCGGTAACGCCGGAACAACTGGCGAAGTCGGGCACGGAAGACGGCGAGCAAACGGCGCTTTTCTGCCACGCGGCCGAAGCCGCTAAGACTGATTACCGTTGGGGCTTGCTCTACGCGATCCCCAACGGCGGCAAGCGTGGCGTGGCTACAGCCGCCCGGATGGTTGCCACAGGCACGCGCACGGGGTTTCCTGACGTTGGGTTAGCGGTGGCGCAACCGTTCGTTGCCAGCCTTGCTACGCGTTACCATGGGCTATTTATCGAATTGAAGCGGCTGGCCCATTTGGGCAAACCTGCCGGGCGTGTTGATGATGCGCAAAAATATTGGCACGAAGCCTTGCGCGGTCAGGGCTATCGTGTGGAAGTGTGCTACGGTTGGGAACATGCCCGCGACACAATTCAGGCGTATTTAGATGGCTGCAACAGTTGATTACCAATTAGCGATTGACGGCACGCCGGGCACATTCTGGTTTTACCGAGAACCGCAGCAAACATGGATTATGTCAATGGCGTTGCGTAACGGTAATTGGCTGCGCATTCGCTGCGCAGATAAAGCCGAAGCGTGGCAAGTTGCCGTTGACAAAGGAATGAAACCAGCTTAATTTGGTTGCAATAACAATTAGGGGAATTGTGGTGTTTAAAACCGGGGACGTGGTTAAACGGTTCGCTTGCAACGTCTGCGGCGCGGATTGGCCAGAACATCATTTGCGCTGCCCCGATCCCGAATGCAAAGCACGGTTCGATTGCCGCGTGCCGTTTAACACGTTGTATCCTCCGGCGCCTGCTAATGAAAGTTTGGTAGCTGAAGCGCCGAAACGTGTTCCAGTGCAATTGCTTATTGACGGGGAAGGTTTGCCGATTGCACTTGCTAATGACGGCACAATGTGGGTTATGCAATCCGGCTGGCAACAGCTTGAGAATTTGCCGCAGCCATGAAACACGAAGTGATTGCAGCTAGTGACCGGGTTACAGATGCTATCAGGCCAATTACGCGTGGGGGAATGCGTTACAGCATTGACAGTTACAAGTTGCCGTTGCCACGCCCGGCTCGGGCGCGCGTGATCTTGTTGGAAGACAACCGGCAGAGTAATGCGGCCATACTTGCCAAGCGGCGGGGTTATCATGCCTAAGCGAACTGAAGGCGCAATGCGGTTGTTTAACATTTACGTTAACCGGGCATTCTTCGCACAGAAGGCGGCTTACACAGCCAAAACGTTGCGATTGCGCGTTAAGGCTGTAGTGCCATTAACCGCAACAATTGTAATTGAGGAAGTCTAGCTATGACGCCAGAAGGCAAAAAACAATTAATGGAAGACGAAGGCTGCCGCGCTTTCGTTTACGATGACGCCACAGGGCGACCAATCAAACGCGGCCCGGCCGGTGGCTATCCGACAATCGGTTACGGCCGCAATCTGGCCACGCACGGCCTGAGCGCAGCCGAAATGGAACTGCTACTCGACAACGATCTTGCCAGCGTGTGGGCATCGCTGGTCAGCCATGACGCTTGGATTGATAAGCTTAATCCGGTTTATCAAGATGTAATTATTATGGTGCAGTATAATACCGGCGACGTTTACGCCTTTGCCGATATGCTTGCAGCATTTGAACGCAATGCGCCGCAGAATGCAGCATTTGAATTGCTGAATAGCCATGCGGCGAAGCAATTGCCGGAACGTTACAAGCGAATGGCTGACGCGATTAAAAACGGCTATTGGGTTAAGCCGGTTGCGATTGCGGTTGCAGCGGCGCCAGTTGCAAGCACAATAAGCTAACTTATAATAACTCACGATTTCGTGAATGCCTGTTGCAATGACGCGCGCCCGGTGCTAGACACGCCCGGCGCGCGTTCCGTTTGCGCTATGCCAGGGGCGCTATATGCCAATTCGGTTTAAGAACTATGTCCAAATTGGCTCTTATCAACAGGGCGGCTTTGGCGCGCAAAGCCAAGCTAATCAGGGCAATTTGCCGCAAGGCGGCGTAGCGCCGCAAATTCTGCAAATGGTTGGCGACCCGGCTGTGCCCACATGGGTTTATGCCCCCGTTGACTTGACCGGCGCGTATTCCCCTGGATTGCTTACGGCCGATCAAGTTGTAATGAGTTTTACGGCAAAGCATTTACTAGGCTTTTCAGCCAACGCATTTGAAATAACCTTTGATGCGCCCGCAGCGGCAGCACAGGTTTTCCGCGTGATTGAATACCTGACCGGAACGCAGATTGGCACGCTCACGGTTGCAATGGGCGCCAAGGTGACAGCGAGCGCCTTGGGGGCATTCCAGGCCGATCCTGAAGACGTTGTTCGCATCTTGGCGCCGCATGTGCCTGACGCCACCCTGGCCGGTGCGCAAGCTTCAGCAACAGCCGTTCGGCTTTCGTAAGGATCATTGCTCAAATGACTATAATTTATGATGCTGCCGGGGAAGACGGCGACTTTATATATATGAACGGAAGTGTTGGCGCAAACATTGCTGTCCTAACCGCCGGAGGCTATTTCCGGGCCGCATATGCCCGCTGCGCTATCTCGTTTGCCGCAAACCTTGGAAATCCCTTCGGTTATAGATATTGGGCCGCTGGGCCGCAGTCGGCAGGCTGGCAAGGGGCGCGTCTGTGGATGAGCAGCAACAATGGTGACGCGATAAACCCACTATTTGGATTTTTTGATGTCAGCGGAGTTCCAAGGATTTTGGTTGTTCCCGTCAGCGGCAATCCCAATCTTGGATTTAATGTTTACAAGGTCGATATCAGCGGCACCCGCACGCAGATCGGCGCGGCATCAACCTCCGGGTTTTCCGCATCACCGTCGTTTCCGGACCAATTCAGTTGTCAGTTCGATTATGCAGTCGCTGGAAGCCTAAAATTCTACATCAACAGCAGTCTTGTCTTCGTTTACGATGGCGACATTACCACCAATGGCGTGACTGAGCTTGCGGGCGTTTACCTGGGGAATTTCCAGGCCGGCGCCGCGTGGTCCGAGGTTATCTGTTCGGACAGCGACACGCGTGATATGTCGGTTGCAACGCTTGCTGCATCCGGTGCTGGCACAGTTGACAATTGGACGGGTGCCTATACGAATGTGAACCAAATTGCCGTTAATGACGCCAATTTTGATACCACAGTAACGGCAGGCGCTGTGCAGCGTTATAAAATATCGCCGCTTGCTACCGGGCCATATGTCATTTTAGCTAAAGTCACGTCATTGCGCGCGACAAAAGGCGGCGGAGCATTGGCCAATCTTTCTGTTGACCAATTGATAGGCGGAACGGAATATTCTTCCGCTGCGCAATTGTTTCCAACGGCCTTTGGAAATTATACGCTTGTTGAACCAATTAGCCCGGCAACAAGCGCGCCCTGGACGCAAAGTGAGATTAACGACACAGCGCGCGAAGCCGGATATAAGGCAACTGCGTAATGGCCGACCCCACTTCGGCGGCAATAAGCAAACAGGCCGAATATGTTACAACCCAGCCGCAAGATGCGGTTGGGAAACAGGCCGAATATGTTACAACCCAGCCGCAAGATGCGGTTGGGAAACAGGTTGAATATATCGCCAAGGCGCCAATTCAAGCCGTCAGCAAACAAGTCGAATATATTGTAATTGGTCCGCTACCGCCAGAAAGCTTGACAATTACAAGCGCAAGCGATGCGAACGGCACGCTTTCAATCGGCGGTGCGATCAATTATGCCGATCTTACGGCGCTTGATATTAGCACGGATGGCGGGACAACATTTTCGCCTGCGTCAAATCTAAGCGTCACGGGAACAACTTACGCCGCCAAATTGGTTCAATATCTGACGGCTGGAAGTTATGAAATTGTTTCCGAAGACGTAACAACTAGTGTGCAATCCGACCCATTTCCGTTGACGATAGCCGAAGCGCTCACGCTTGCAAACGCGGGCTTTAATCCGAGTAGCGGTGGCGTGTTGACGTTGCAAGGGTTCTGCAATTCGATTTCGCTTACCGACTTAAACATTAGCGTTGACGGCGAAACGCCAGTTGCCGGAACATTGACCGGCTTTAGCAACGGTATTTACACAGTCAAACTTGACGGTTCTATTTCAATTGGAACGCACACGGCTTACACTGAGGACCCCGCGACAAGTTTACAAAGCAACGTTAAAACCTTTGTTATAGCCGCACCTTCGGTAAGCACAGGATCGTTGCCAACAATGTTGCTTATGTAAACGCAATAAGTTGCCTTGTTATCACAGCTTTTGTGTCCAAAAATAAAAGCTAGTCCGATCACGAAGCCTTGTGTATTCAGTAAGTTGTGCCCATGTCGGGCGCAACTGGACGTTTTCTCCCGAAACTCCCCGGCGCATTAAATTGCGTCGGGGCTTTTTAGGGAAGGCAATAGCCAGGGAATTTTTAGCATGTCTTATGCAGCACACGCCAATGTCTTTAACCCGCGCTTAATAGACCGAGGCAGGAATTTGATGGCTATTCTTAAAGAGACTTACGAGAACAAAATACAATTAGGCTCGCTGTTAGTTTTAGTCGGTATGGCAATTTCAGGCATTGTTTATGTGGCTAACGATCACAATAACATAACGCAAACGTCAATCAATCAAGCCGAAATTAAACAGCAAAACGCCGTCATAATTGAAAAAGTCGATGGCGTTTTAATGGCGTTGCCGGTTGTTCAAAAGACGATTGAAATAAACGGCAGCCGCATTTCCCAATTGGAGGCACAATATCGGGAAGTGCAGGAACAAATTGCCGTTCTGCAACAGTTTGAAGCCACAACCGAACAAACGCTAGCTGAACTGAAGCAAAACTATTCGGCAATTGTGGCTGTGTCGCAAGGCGAAGCGCCTGTTAAGCGCGCCCATCAAAGGTGAAACCGCCCATGACAATGCGAGCGTTGGCGTTATGCCTTGTCTTGGCCGGGTGCGGGCAGCGGCAGGTTGTGACGATCCGCAGCAATGTCCCGGTGCCCCTACCTGCCCCGCTGTCATACTGTGGGCATACTGGCGCTTATGTGCCGCCCCTGCCGCGTGTGCGAACTCCGCGCCGGTTGGCGCAATATGCGAACCAGCTTGAAGCTTCGCGAGAAAAGCTTTTAACTTCGCTGCAATTGTGCGATGAAAAGCGCGCAAAAATCATTGAACTGTGGCAGGGGGCGAAGTGAATACAGCTACCATATTGGACGCAGCGCAGCCGTATATGCTTGCCATAATTTCGTCATGCGCGCCGATTATTGCGTATGCTCTACTTGCCAAAGTCGGTTTGCAGAAAGATGCGAACGCCAATACAGCATTAACTACGGCCATTACGCGCGGCACGGGGTTGCTTGTGGCGGCAGGCGTGAAGGCGGGCGACCCGCTTTTATTGAGCGCCGAAACCAAATCCCCGGCGATGGCGGATGCGCTGGCCTATGTGCAGACAGCAGCCGGAACTGCGGCAAATCGTTTGGGCGTTTCGCCTGACTTGATTGCAACTAAATTGGAGTCGCAATTAGCGTTGACTTTGCACACGCCGCCGTTGCAAACTCCGGTTGTAAATATCGTGGCCCCGGCAATTGTGCCCGCCCCGAAAGCGAAGGATTAACCATGAAGGCAATTATGCGATGGGGTGCGCTGGCTGTTGCCGCCGTTGCCCTGACGGCTTGCGCGGGCACCACGCAAACACAGTGGCAGAGTTACGTTGCCGCCATTCAAACCGGCGTGCCGCTTGTGGAAGCCGCGCTTGCGGCCGAAGGCATCGGGCAGACCCCGGCAATCGTCAAGGCGGAAGGCGTCCTAAATGCCGAGATTGCGACCCTTAGCACCACAAGCGCCCCGACGAACGCCGCCGCCATCCTTACCGATGTGCAGGCGCTTGTCGCCGCGTTGCCGCCCACGGCTTTGTCGCCCGCCCATCAGGCCGAAGTTTCCGCGCTATTGGCTGCGGCGAAGTTCCTGGCCGGATATTTTTCGACACAGGCGCCGGTTGCAATGTTGATGCAGCCGCATTTTGCGACCTAGCATTCACGCAAACGCGTATGCTATTAAAGGGCCAGCCGCAATGCTGGCCCTTTTCTTTTGAGCAACATGACGCGCATTCAAGTTCAACCCTATTGCCCTTTCGGCGGTGACGTTTCCTGGATTACACAGGAAATGCTAGAAGGGTATATATTCGCTTGGATTAAAGGCGATCGATTTGCGAAGGCATATATTGCCAAATACGCTCAAGGCGATCCGGGGCGCATTCAAAAATTTATTGACGTGACGGTTGATGACTCTGATTTTGACGATTTGAAAGAGCAAATTTGGGCCGAATTGGAGTTGCCTGAAACGGGTTCAATCGAATATCATATTTGGCAAATTGAGCGGCAGTTGGCTGACCCGTTATTGCCTAAAACCGAATTGGCCAAACTCTATAAAGTGCTTGGCGAATATCGCGGTTGGATTACAAAGCCGGGCGAAGGCAAGGTGCAAGTCAATGTTGGCGCGGCGGCTACCGTTGAAAATATGAGCGTGTCGAACCCGGTTGATGCCGAACGCATGTATGCCAGCGTAATTGCAAGCATGTAAATGCCCGTATCATTTGACTTTGATTTTTTGAAGCCTGATTATATTAAGGTTTTCAATCATCGGCTGAAGATGGCGGAACGGCTGAAAGACGCCAATTATGTTACTGCCATGAAGACGTTTTATCGGCACAATCCAGCGCAATTCATAAACGATTGGGGTTGCACTTTCGACCCGCGCAACGCGGATATTGGCTTGCCGTCAGTAGTGCCGTTTATTCTTTTCGATAAGCAAGAGGAATGGATTGATTGGCTGTTGCAGCACTGGCGCGACCGTCAGCCGGGCATTACCGAAAAATCGCGTGACATGGGCCTATCGTGGCTTTCTGTTTCTGTTGCTTGCACGATATGCCTATTTAATCCGGGCGTAGTCATTGGGTTTGGTTCGCGCAAAGAAGAATACGTTGACAAAATCGGGGCGCCTAAGTCGCTATTTTGGAAGGCGCGCGAGTTTTTGCGCTATGTGCCCCGGCCGTTTCTGGACGGTTTCAGCCTGAAGCAACACGCGCCTCACATGCGTATAATGTTTCCGGGCACTAATTCGGTTATCACTGGCGAAAGCGGCGACGGCATTGGACGCGGCGATAGAACGTCAATTTATTTCGTTGACGAAAGCGCCTATATTGAGCGGCCAGAATTGGTAGAAGCTTCGCTTTCGCAAACCACAAATTGCCGTCAGGATATATCAAGCGCGCACGGCATGGGAAATCCGTTTGCGCAAAAACGCTTCAGCGGCAAGATTGACGTATTCACATTTAATTGGCGTGACGATCCGCGTAAAAACCCGGCGCATAAAATACCATATAAAGGCCGCATGGTTACATGGTATGAAAAAATGCAGGAAGAATTAGACCCGGTTACGTTAGCGCAGGAAGTCGATATAAATTACAGCGCATCGCTTGAAGGTATTGTTATACCTTCAGCCTGGGTGCAAGCCGCCATCGGGGCAGCGCGCAAGCTTGGCATTGTGCCCACAGGGGGCAAATTCGGCGCGTTGGATATTGCCGACAGAGGCAAGGATAAATGCGCGATTGCCGCGCGCCATGGAATTGAATTGTTTAGTTTGAAGTCATGGAGCGGGAAAGACAGCGACACGCTTTACAGTGTCGAAAAGGCTTTCCACTTTGTTGACGAAAACCATTTAGAAGAAATGGCCTATGATGCCGATGGCATGGGCGCTTTAGTGCGGGGTGACAGCCGCATGATTAACGAACGCCGGGCCAAGAATAGAGAGCGGTCAATTGGCGTTGTGCCGTTCCGGGGTTCGGGCGAAGTCATTGACCCTGAAAAAGAAATGATTAAGGGCCGAAAGAATAAAGACTATTTCCAGAACCGAAAGGCGCAAGCGTGGTGGGCGCTGCGGTTGAAGTTCAATAACACTTTCCGCGCAATCGAAATGCTGCGCACTGGCGAAGTTGCCGAATATGATAAAGATGACTTGATTTCTATTTCGGAAACTTGCCCGGAATTGCAACAGCTAGTCAGCGAATTAAGCCAGCCAACCTATACGATCAATACGGCGGGCAAAATTCTAATTGACAAAGCGCCCGATAATACCCGTTCCCCTAATAACGCGGACGCGGTAATGATGGTTTATTCGCCTAAAAAGCGGCACAATGGTTTGTTTTCAGTTGTCGATAAGGGGTAGCGGTCATGGGATGGTTTAGCCGTAGGAAGCCTGCCGACGCGCCCCCAGCCCGGCAACCGTTGGGCCTATTCAGCACACAGGGCGACGGCATAGCGCCAAGCGGGGAGCGCCCCTTCGCCAACGGTCTGCCGGTGCCTGAAATCCCCAAGCCAAGCGTGACCCTTGGCGGCACTGTGGGCATGGATGACTATGACGAACCGGGCGATTTGAAATATAATTTAACGCAAATAAATGGCGTGCCTGAAGCGCAATTGGCGTGGTTTGGTTCGCAAACATTCATCGGTTATCAGCTTTGTGCAATTATTGCGCAGCATTGGCTTGTCTATAAAGCTTGCGCGATGCCGGGCCGTGACGCTGTGCGCAACGGTTATGAATTGTCATTCGATGGCGATACGATACCGGATAAGCTTTTGGCTCGCATTAAGCGCGCTGACAAATTTATGAAAATCAAATGGCAGTTGCAAGAGTATTTGTGCAAGGGCAGAATTTTTGGCATTCGGCACGCGTATTACCGGGTTGAAAATGGCGACCCTGACTATTACGAAAAGCCGTTTAATATCGACAGCGTTACGCCGGGCAGTTACAAGGGCATCGTGCAAATTGATCCTTATTGGATTACGCCCGAAACTACGCAACGCAATTTGCGCGATCCTTCTGACCCGTCATTTTATGAACCGGATTACTGGCGCGTAAGCGGCAAGCTATTTCACAAATCCCATTTGTGCATTTACACAACCGGCCCGGTTGGTGACATTCTCAAGCCCGCCTATCTTTACGGCGGTGTGAGCATTCCGCAGCGTATTTACGAACGTGTTTACGCAGCCGAACGCACGGCAAACGAAGCGCCGATGCTTACTATGACGAAGCGTTTAAACGTTATGAAAACGGATTTAACGGCGGCGATTGCCAACCCCGATCTATTTGCCGAACGGATGGGATGGGCGGCGGCACAACGGGATAACTACGGCACGCGGTTCGTTGGCCCGGACGATGAAATAGAACAATTTGATTTAGGCTTAACCGATCTTGATGGCGTTATTATGACGCAATACCAGATCGTTGCGGCTGTTGCTGAAGTGCCGGGAACGAAGTTGATGGGCACACAGCCGAAAGGCTTTAACTCAACCGGCGAATTTGAAGAAAGTTCCTATCACGAAAGCCTCGAAAGCATAGAGGAAAACGATTTAACGCCGCTGTTAGACGGCCATTATTTTCGTCTAATGGCTTCGCTTGGCGTTAGCACGATTGGCGTTGAAATATCATGGAACGAACTGGACGCTATGACTGCGCAAGAGCAAGCACAAGTCAACGCTACCAAAATTGCAACAGATGCCGCCGCGATTGCTTGCGGGGCAATTGAAAGCCAGGACAGCCGCAACCGGCTTAGGAATGACCCGGACAGCGGCTATACTGATCTTGCCCCAGACGTGCCGGCCATGCCGGATGACCCAGCCGAACCCGGCGCCCCGGCAGCAGGCACGCCAGCCGCCGCACAGGCCGTTGCTGCCACGTTGCCGCACCCTGGCAAGCCGCACCCTGAAACCGGGGCGTAGGGCCTATGGCCAAGGGCAACGGGCCGAAGCCTAACCCCCGCGTGATCGTGCGCGGGAAGGTGCTTCGGCTATCGGCAGGCGTGCAAGAAAAATACTTGCATTCGCTAATTACGCCGCTTGAACGAATGCAGGAAGAAACCCGCAAACTATTTACACGGCTATTTAAACAAGATTTCGCGGCGGAACATTTCGCGTTCGATAGTGTGGGCATGGATGCGGCCAATATTTCTAGCCAAGCGCGCATCCTGACTAATTCGCTTAAGAAAAAATACGATCAATTATTCGGTTCTATTGCAACGCCAGTTTCAAACAAAATGGCCGATGCAGTTAACCGCAATTCATTCGTGACTTCAAAAGCGGCGGTAATTGATTTAAAGGGCGAAAGCCAAAAGCTTACGCTTGACATGCGTTCACTGGATAAAGAAACGCTTAGTATATTGCGCGCATCGGCCGCGCGTTCGGCAAGCTTCATTCAATCAATACCGGAACGCTATTTAAACAGCGTTGCTGATCATGTTTATAATTCAATTGCAACCGGTAACGGCTTGCAAGATTTGTTGCCATTTCTTGATAAGCACGATAAAGGCACAAAAAATTGGGTTAATAATACTGCGATGGATCAAACGCGGAAAGCCTATAACGGCTTAAATAAAGGCAGAATGACGCGCATCGGAATTACTGAAGGCGAATGGATACATTCTGGCGGAAGTCAACATCCGCGAGAATTGCACGAAGAATTTGACGGCAAAGTTTTTAATATTGCCGAAGGCGCCCCCGTTGGCGATGATGGCGGCAATATGGTTGACCCTGGCGAAGAACCTAACTGCCGATGCACATTCGCGCCGGTAATAACTGATAAAGATGACACGCCGGAAGAAGGCGACGGGGAAGATGACGAATAGGCTTTGCACGGTTTCGTGACGTGTGCTAGTGCCCACACTTCAGGTTTGGCGGCAAATGAGCGCAAGGGTTTTAGATCGCAACGGATGGTTTGAAGTTCCGGCAAATCCGCTTTCTAAGGCGGGCGTATTTCCGTATAAGGGTTCGTCAATTAACGCACCCGATCCGAATAAAACTTACATGGTTTATCGCCCGGCCGAAGAATTGGCCAACCCGGAAACTATTAACAGCTTTCGCCTTGTCCCGTTCGTAATAGATCACACAATGTTAGCCGGGCCGAATAGCGAAAAGCCCGGTTACGTTCCTGCTGAACAAAAAGGCGTCCACGGCGTAATTGGCGATAACATTTATTTCAATGCCGAAGACAATACGCTTTACGGTAATTTGAAATGCTTTTCGACTTCAGCACCAAAGGCGATGGCGAATGGAAAAGTTGATCTTTCTCTCGGCTATCATTGCCAGTATATCTATGCGCCTGGAATTGCGCCGGATGGCACGGCTTACGAATACGTGCAACGTAACATGCGAGGCAATCACGTTGCGCTAGTTGCGGATGGCCGGTGCGGCGATGACGTGTCGGTAATGGATGAATTAACAATTTGCTTTGACGAAAAGGATATTATTCCAATGGCAAGCCTCAAAGTGCGTAATCCGAAGGCGTATAACGCCGCAATCAAGTCAATCATTTCGGCTTACGGCACGAAGGCCAAGGCCAAATTTCCCAAGGCAAAGCTGACGGTTGCGACAATGGACGCGGCCGATGAGGAAGCCGTTGCCAGCGAACCGAGCCTTTCGGATGTTGCCGAATTGCTTGGCGATGTGCTGCCCGCGATTGCTGAAATCAATTCGACCATGGCCGATGCGATGGCGCCGCCCGATGACGGCATGGAAGACGAAATGGAACCGGAAATGGACGCGGCGGGCGCCCCGGTTATGGACGAAGCGGGCAAGCCGAAGATGAAGCCTGTTATGGATGCCGCGACCGGCAAGCCGAAGCGCGTTGCAAAAAAGGTTCCCCCGGTTCCGGCTGCAACAGCAGACAAGGCGCCAGTTATGGACGGCAAGGCAATGGATGCGGCAATCGACGCCGCCGTTAAGAAGGCGGTTGCGCCGCTGAATGCCAAAATTGCGGCGCTGGAAACCGGCAAAAGCGTTATGACCGAAATTGCGCAGCGCAATGCACTGGCGCTGAAGGTTTCGGAACATACCGGCACTTTCGATCATTCCGAAATGACAGTGACCGACGTTGCGAAATACGCAATTGCGAAACTAGAAATTCCGACGCAAGCCGGCCAGGAAGTGACTTCGGTTGCAGCATGGTTGCACGCGCGCGGCACGATTAAGCCGCAGATGATTGCCACGGGTGACGCGGCCATCAACCCGAAAAGTAGCGTTTCCGCATTTCTTAACGGCGGCAAGAAAACCGCCTAATTCAAGCCGCCCCGTAGCGCATTCGTAAGGAACTTTTAAAATGGGTTTTCAGCAAGGGCCAATTACGCAGACGCTTCAGGGCGCGGGCGTTCCCGGTGCAAGGGCGTATGACGGGCCAAGCCGGGTTTACCCCTGGACGCTGGTGAGCACGCCGCAGTTGAACGTGGTTGGCGCGACGGCCTATACAGAAACCACGGAAGGCGTGGCACAGGCAGGCGGCACGGGCGTTTTTGCGGGCTTGCTTGTCGATCCCAAGGCTTACGTGGCCTGGGGCAACGGTGCCATTGAAGGCGCCCTTGCGCCAACCATGACCCTGCCGGACGGCACCATTGGCGAGTTGGCCGTTATGGGCACGTTTTTTCTGACGCTCGCGAGCGCCGGAAACATTGGCGACAAGATCGTTTACGATACCACAACCGGCGCCCTGGATCGCATCGCGTCAACGGGTTCGCCCGCAACCGGCTATGCGCTAGTTCCGAACGCAACAATTATTTTGCGGGCTTCGGCGGCTGGCGGAATTGCAATCGTCAATATTACGAACTAAGCGCCATTTGAACGGCACTTTTTAGAAAGGAATTATACAAGTGGCGCGCACTCAAGTTTCACAGGAACATTCGCACATTGGCCCGCGTGACGTGGCGCCATTTGCGACATTCGACGCGAAAGATTACCAGGAACTTTCGCGGCTTGGCATCAATATTCCCTCATCCGAATTGCGGGACATGATGCGCGCACTTGTGCCGACCGAAGGCACAGGCATGGATGCCTTGACGCCGGGCATTACCACGCCAAGCATTACGACGCCTGTGCAGTTCCTTCAGGCATGGCTTCCCGGCTTCGTGGAAATCATGACGCGGGCACGCAAGATTGACGAACTTGTGGGCATTTCCACAATCGGCCAATGGGAAGATGAGGAAATCATCCAGCCGTTGCTTGAAATCTTGGGCGGCGCAACGCCTTACGGTGATTATACGAACGTGCCGTTTACGGATTGGAACGTCAATTTTGAGCAACGCTCAATTATTCGTTTCGAGCAAGGCATGGAAGTCGGCAAATTGGAAGACGCGCGCGCTGCGCGTATTCGCATGAATACTGCCGCAGCTAAGCGCGAAGGCGCGGCCCGTGGTCTGGAAATCGAACGCAACAACGTTGGCTTTTTCGGCTATAACGGCGGCGCCAATCTGACTTACGGGTTTCTTAATGATCCCGGTTTGCCTGCTTATGTGACGTTGCCGAACGGCGCCAACTCATCCCCGCTGTGGTCATCTAAAACCTATCTGGAAATCACGGCGGATATTCGCACGGCAATTATTGCGCTGCGTTATTCCATGGGCGATAATTTCGACCCGAAAACTTCCGAAATGACGCTTGCCATTGCGTCAACGGTTGTCGATTTCCTTTCGGTCACGTCAGAATATGGCAACTCGGTTAACAACTGGATTACCGAAAACTATCCGAAATTGCGGGTTGTGTCGGCGCCGGAATTGACCGCAGCCAACGGAGGCGCGAGTGTCTTCTATCTGTATGTCGAAAGTTTTAAGGATCAATCGACCGACGATGGACGCACGTTTATTCAGCCGGTGCCCACAAAGTTTATGACCATTGGCGTTCAACAGCGCATCAAAAGTTACGCTGAAGATTACGGCAATGCACTTTCCGGCGTGTGGTGCAAGCGCCCGTTTGCGGTTGTGCGTTATTCCGGTTGCTGATATAATGCGAAAACGGCGGATATTTTATCCGCCGTAATTGCACGGGGCAACGCAGAAAAATGGCTTATCACGTCTATTCAACGTTGACAGCGCCGCAAGCATTTACCGAATGGAAAAAGGGCGGCGGCGATTTGCCGGTTATGGGCCGGGTTGTCCATATCGCGGGCGGCACAGGCGTAATTAAAAAGCGCACGTTTTCGACGCCGCTAGGTGTCAAAACAGAAATCAGCGATGAAGACTACGCGTTTCTTATGGACACGTCGCACGGCGCCGGTATGGCGTTTGCCGAGTTCATTGCAAACGGTTGGATTACCGTTACCAAAAAGCTTGCCGATCCTGACAAGGCGGCTGCTAATATGTCGCAACGTGACGGTTCGGCGCCGATTGTCCCGAACGATTACAGTGACGAAAGCAAGCGGCCCAAGGTTTCCAGCGACCCGAAGGAAGCGCCAACCACGAAGCCGCGCACAAAGCCTGTAACCGGCCAAGGCGCTTTCCGGTAATTGCCACGAATAAGGAATTTCCGCTTTGTCTTTTGCGTCAACCTTAACTTATACTGACGCGGATTTTAGGGCGGAATTTCCTTTTTTCGCTGACACTACTGCTTACCCTGAAGCACAGTTGCAAGGTTATTTTAACCAAGGCAGCGTGTGGATTTCCACAATGAATTGGGGCGTTTTGCGCGATCAAGCGCGGCAAAATGCGCTGTATATGATGACGGCGCATCTTCAAGCCGAAGCTGACGCAAACATTGCAAATAACAATGCGCCGAATAACATTGAAGTTAGCGCATCAATTGACAAGATACGCGTTGCCGTTATGCCGCCTAAGGTTGGCAATTTCTGGCAACAGTGGCTTGCACAAACCCCCTATGGACAGCAATTGCTTGCGTTGCTGCAAAGCCGTTCGGTTGGCGGGTTTCTGGTAGGTGGCAATCCTGAATTGGCAGCATTCCGGCGCGTTGGCGGCGGCTTCAGCCGGGGCTGGTGCTAGGTGACGCAGGTTGTTCGCACGCCGGGCGAAGGTGCTGCCCGCCTGAAAGCCGCCCTTGCCAGCCTGAAGGGCGTTTCTGGCAAGGTGGGCTGGTTCGCCAGTTCCAAATACCCTGACGGCACGCCGGTTGCTTACGTCGCGGCTATCCATGAATACGGCTATGCGCCCAAGGGCATCCCTCCGCGCATGGGGCTGCGGGCCATGATAACCGAAAAGCAAACCGAATGGGCACGGTATGCGGAACATGGCGCCAAGGCGATCCTGGCGGGCACCATGACCGCCGTGGGGGCCATGGAGTTAATCGGCGGGCGCGCATCGGGCGACATACGCAAGCAAATTAGTTCCGTGCAATCGCCTGAATTGAAAGAAAGCACGTTGCGCAATCGCGCGCATAATCTTGGCATTAAGCTTGCTGATTTGAGCGCAACCGGCAAAAAACCACTTGTTGAACCCAAAATGAAAGACGGCAAAACGCCGGGCGGTTTGCTTCAGGCAACGGCAACTTACATGGTTTTAAAAGACGGCGCGACCGTGGTTGAAGGCTCAACTGGCAAATGAATATGGGCAACCTATTCTTGCGCGCGGCGCGGCTTACGGGAACTGTGCCAATTCAATGGTTCGCATCAACCGGCCGCACTACAAACGCAATCGGTTACGATGTAAACACTTGGGCCGATCCGGTTACGGTTCGCGCTTCAGTGCAACCCGTGCCGCGCAATATAATGCAGCAAATGGGTTTGGAATTTGATAAAGAATATGTAATGATTTACGCCGCGCAAAAAATGGACGATTTAAACCGTGATCGTTCGGGCGATCAAATCCAATATTCTGCGTATCGTTATCAGATTATGAGCAACACGGAATGGCATCCGGTTAATGGCTGGAATGGCACGCTTGCGGTTAAAGTGCGTTCGCCATGACCGATAACCAGCTAATTGCCGTTTTGTTTCAAGTCATAACGGCCGGGCTGGCTGCGCAAGCGATCACTGTGGGCACTGGCGCCGGGCAAGTCGCGCTGAAGCAAAGTTACCAGCCGCGCCAGCAAGGCGCGCCGCTGCAACCCTGTGTATATTTGCACAAGCTATCTGATAAAGATTATGGCTTTCCGATGCGGTCTGACGTATTTGTGAGCGCGGGCAACACAACGCACACAGAGACACAGAACGTTTTGACTTCGTATCAGGTTAACGCTACGGCAATCCAAAACCCGGCCGATACGAACGCATTAACGGCTTCTGATTATGTCAATGCGGTGCAATTGGCGTTGTCATTTGAAGGCGGCATTACAGCGTTGAAGACGGCAGGAATAGGCATCTTCCGAATTACAGCAATTACAAATACGCAATGGCGCGATGAGCAAGAGCGTTTTGAAAGTGACCCTTCGTTTGATTTTATCGTAAGCCATAAGCGGCAAATTGTTGTTACCATTCCAAGCACGGCGGCGATTATTCCCGTGTTTAATCCGATCTAACGCCAACCGGAGTTAAGCTAGTGTCAATTTCTTTTACGAATTATGTCGAAATCACTTCTGGCGTTTCTGGCGCGGGGCAGGTTCGTGACCGCGAATTGATTACGCGCGTGTTTTCAATCAATCCGCTTATTCCGGCAAATTCGTTTGCCGAATTTGAAAACGCCGCTGACGTTGGCACGTATTTTGGCACGACTTCGGAAGAATATAAGCGCGCCGCTTATTACTTCGGTTTTATCAGCAAACAAAATTTGCAGCCGCAGAAAATCAGTTTTGCGTCATGGGTTGAAGCGGCCCGCGCGCCCTTCGTCATTGGCGACGGCGGGCAGACCGAAACGCTTGCGCAGTTGAAGGCGATTACAACCGGGTATCTAAACCTGACGCTTGGGGCTGCAACTGCGCAGATTGGGCCGCTTAACCTTTCGACGGCAACCACGCTTGCCGGAGTTGCCGCACTTATTCAAACTGCTGTGCAAGCTGGCAATGCCGACCCGCAATGGGCCGGGGCGCTGGTGACGTATAACGCAACCGGCCCGTTGGGCGCCAATTTTGAACTTCAGGGCGCCGTTGCCGGGGCCGGGGCCTTGGCCATCCTGCCGGTAACAGGCGGCGGGGCTGACATTGGCGCAGCCTTGGGTTGGGAAAGTGCCCTTGCTGTAGTGTCGCAAGGTTCGGCCGCAATGACCCTAACGCAGACCATGAACGCCAGTGTTGCCGGTTCCAATAACTTCGCTTCGTTCTGCTACATTCCGACGCTTGACGAAGCACAGATTTTGGAATTGCAGACTTGGCAGGGCGGCTACAATCTGGATTTCATAGGCGAATATGCCGTGACAGCCGATATTGCCACGGAAGTTAGCGCGGCGATTATTGCTACGCCGGGCGGCGCCATGACGTTGACGGTTCCGGGCAATACAGATTACCCGGAAATGATGCCCGGCATGATTATGGCCGCGACCGACTACACGAAGCCGGGTGCTTCACAAAATTATATGTTTCAGCAAACGGCCGGGCAGATTGCCACGGTTACCGATGACGCAGACCAAAAAGCCTATGACAATTTGCGCGTCAATTACTTCGGCCAAACGCAGCAAGCCGGGGCGCAAATCGTATTCTATCAGCGCGGCGTTTTGACTGGAAACGCGCAATCGCCCTCAGACATGAACGTTTACGCCAATGAAATTTGGTTTAAAGGCGTTATGGGCGATGCCTTCATGTCGGTATTGCTTGCCGATAGCGAAATCTCCGCGAACCAATCCGGCCGGGCAACCGTGCTTGCGATCATTGACAGCGTAATTGCGCAGGGTATTGACGCGGGCGTTATCAGCGTTGCCAATCTTCCGGCGCTTACGCAGGCGCAAATCGTAGCAATTACGAACCTTTCCGGTTCGGCTACGGCATGGCGGCAGGTTGCGGCCCTTGGCTACTGGCGCACGATGCAATTTAATACCATTGTGACGGAAGACGGTCGCACCGAATATCAGGCCGTTTACACGCTGATTTACACGAAAAATAATGCAATCCGCAAAGTTATCGGAACGCACAACCTGATTTAATCCGCGTAACTTTGTGGGCATTTGTCCGCAGGGGTTTCTTTTATCGCATTTGTAAAGGTTCGCAAAATGCAAGATGTTTCAGGTTTTGGCTTTGTTCTGCGGTTGATTGCAAGCAACACATTTCCAACCGGCTTTACGATCACAGAGTTTTCGGATGACGCCGATCCTATGGACGTGCCCGAAAAGACAATTAAAGATACGGCAATGGGGCTGAATGGCGATCTGATTACGTGGTCGAAAGCTTCGGCAACCATGGCTAAAATCGCCGTTATTGACGGTTCGCCATCGGACGTGAATTTGCAAATTTTGTTTCAAGCCAATCAAGTTGGCAAGGGGCAGCAATCGGCAAATGACGTAATCACGCTTGTTGCGGTTTACCCTTCCGGCAACGAATTTTCCTATAACCAGGGCGTGCCGACGAAATTTATGCCCACAAGTTCCGTGGCATCTTCCGGTCGCATTAAGACAAAAACTTATGAGTTTTCGTTTGAAAGCACTTCCGGCGTAGCTGGCTAACATGGCCGACTTTCTGAAGGCAAAAGAAGTCACGGTTACTTCGCGTGACGGGGAAGAATTGGTTTATACGATTTCGCGCTTTCCGGCTGTGGCCGGGCGCGAAATTGTTGCCAATTACCCTTTAACGGCGATCCCGAAAGCTTCAGATTACGGTGCAAATGAAGCCATCATGCTGAAGCTTATGTGCTACGTTGGAAAGCAAATTGGCGACAACGTTGTGCCGTTGAAAACGAAGGCGCTAGTTGACAATCATGTGCCCGATTTTGAAACTTTGGTTAAGCTTGAAATCGAAATGATGCGGTATAATACAAGTTTTTTTCAGGACGGGGTAGCCTCGACTTTCTTAAGCGGTATCGTTCGGAAAGCCCTAGCGTCAGCTACCCCACAATTGACTATTTTATTGCAGCCATTATTGGAGCGGATAAAGCAACGCTCTACGAATTGAAAACCGTTTACGATCTTGAAGACGCGTTTGATTTATTTGAAGTTATTGCAACTAATCGCTTCAATGAATATCTAGCTATTGAACATGCCAAAAAGAAGGGCGGCAAGTGAGCATTCTTGACACCTTCACAATTCTTTTCGATAGCAATGCCGACAAGGTTAGAAAGGGCGTTGACGAAGCTGACGCCGCAAGCAAAAAGCTTGTTACTGATTTAGACGCAACCGGCAATGCCGGGGCTGCGGCGGCAGAACATATTGAACATGCCAATAGCAAGCTTGCCGAAAGCTTTGACGTAATTAAAGAACACGCCGGGGAAATGGCTTCCCGGCTTATTGAACATGCGTTGGAAGTTGCGGCAGCGTTTCAAGCGTTGTTTGCAGTTGAGCGGCTAGTTGATAACTTTTTTGAAACTGCCGAACAATCCGACCAATTGGGCGAACGCGCAAAAGAATTAGGCGTTCAAACCGAACAACTAGACGCCTGGGGTAACGCTGCAAAACGGGTTGGCGGGTCTGCCGAAGGGTTCGGGCAAAGCCTGCTAAACGTCAACCGCCAAATGGCGCGAATGGAGGCAACCGGCAAAAGCCGCATTCTGCCGTTCTTTAAAGAACTTGGCGTATCTATGACCGATACGCACGGCAAAATCGTTCCGCTAATGGATTTGCTGCCCAAGCTGGCGGCGGCAACCGAAGGCAAGAGCAAGCAAGAAACTGCGGGCGCCCTTCGCGGCATCGGCTTTGATGAAGGCACCATACGGCTGTTACAGCGCGGCGGTGCAGAAGTCGATAAGCTTATTGCCCGGCAAAAACAACTCGGTCTAGTGACCGCTGAAGACGCGGAAACAGCCGAAAAATTCAATATCGAATGGGATGACGTTAAGCAAGTTTTCCACTCGGTCACAGTGGAACTTGACACCTATTTTTTGCCGATACTTGAAGACGTATTGGACGCGGTAGAAACGCTAATTGAATTTTTGCGCGACCACAAAGATTTGGTTGTGGGGTTCTTTATCGCGGCAGGCGCGGCGGCGCTATGGGCGGCGGATGCGTTCGGTTTGCTCGACATTGTGCTTGCGATCTTAACCAGTCCAATTACGTTGCTAGTTGCCGCTGTGGCTGGCGTGATTGCCGTTTTTGCGTTGCTATACGATGATATTATGGCCTTTTCAAAAGGCAATAAGTCAGTTATTGGCGAACTGGCAAAATCTTGGCCCATCGTTGGCGAGATTGTGCGCGGCATTATTACCGTGTTTGCAGATCTTAAAGAGGCCGCAATTGAAACGTTTGTTGCAATTCTAAATTGGATTAAGAAAATTCCGCAAGGGTTCGCGGAATGGGAAGAAATCTTTACCTATATCAGCGGCGTAATATCGGCTTTCGCGAAACACGTTGCGGCTGTGCTTGAAGAATGGGTACCCGGCATCGGCGCTGTAATGGACGATATTGCTGCTGTATTTAAAGCCTCGGTGCCCGTGTGGGCAGCGATTTTTACCGGCCAATTTGAAATTATAAAAGGCATATTTATTGCATTTTTTGATTTTACTAAGGCTGTCTTTGTGTTGCTCGCTGAAATTGTAGTTGATCCGATCCATGCTTTTCAGCATTTCGGCGCGGCTGTCATGGCAATCATTCAACAGTTAATTGGCGCATTTCCGCATGTGACCGATGCTTTTAAAGACGTTGGCACGGCATTCGCTGCAATCGGCCAAAACATAATTAAGCTATGGCAAGATATTGAAAATACAGTGCTTGGCGTCGTGAACAAAGTCACGGGAGCCATAAGCACGGTTAAGGGGTTCGTGGGCGGCGCCTGGACAGCCGTAGTCAACCGAATTGAACATAACGTTACCGCCAACGTGCCCGATCCTACGCAACAGCCTGGGGGTGTTGGCGTGACGCCTGGAAGCCCGGTTGCAAGGCAGGTTGAAGCTGACCAAAAGGCGACAGCCGCGCCATTGCCCCAAGCCGCGCCATTGCCCCAAGCCGCGCCATTGCCCCAAGCCGCGCCATTGCCCCAAGCCGCGCCATTGC